AACAGCAATCCAACTGCGCATCGCGCTGCTTAGGAGGAAGGTATGCACTACGTTTATTGCCAAGTAGGCGGCTGCTTGAATTCAACGAAAGACGCATCAGGCTACTGCGAAAAACACTCGCCAAAGCAAGAGCCAGCAATACCCACTGCCCCGCAAATACTCAAGACCGCAATCGGTCACATGGAAGAACGCGCAGCGACATACGACCAGCCGCAGGGCGAACGCAGCATGGGCAAGACGGTGGCGATGTTCAACACGCTGACTGAGAGCAAGCTCACCGAGGAGCAGGGCTGGCTGTTCATGGCCTGCCTGAAAATGGTCAGGGCACAGCAGGGCCGCTACCGAGCCGACAACTATGAAGATGGTGCGGCGTATTTTGCACTGGCCGGTGAGAGCGCAGCGCAGGAGCGGATATGATGACAGCACTAATACTGTTCGTAGGCTTAACCCTCACCATGTTGACCGGCCTTGCACTAGCGGGTGCGGCGATAAGGGAGGACAGGCGCAGGTTTAAAGACGAGCTGCCAAGCATAGAAGCAGAGCTGGCACTGAATGCCAAAATCAGGGAACTGCAAGGGGTTAACCGGGTGGGTGACGAGTTGACGGAGCGATATAAGTCTGGCGAGCACGTGGGTCGCGTGCGGTCGCGGGAGAGTGGGAAATGAAATTCAAAAAGCTGACTACTACTGCTATCACGCCAACGAGAGGCTCTCCCAACTCAGCAGGGCTAGACCTGTACGCTGACGCCGACGTGCTTGTATCGTCAGGCGCATCAGTGATGCTCGGGACTGGTATCGCAATTGAGATACCGATGAACCACGTAGGGCTGGTGGCTATACGCTCAAGCGTAGGCAAAGCAGGTGTGGCGCTGGCTAACTCAGTCGGTGTCATCGACAGTGATTACCGGGGCGAGATCAAGCTGTGCCTGACGTACACCGCAGGAAGTGGAGGGCACTACATCCGCAAGGGGCAAGCCGTAGCGCAGATTGTAATCATGCCGGTCTTACAAGTAGAGCTTGTCGAGGTAGACGCACTGAGCACTACTGAGCGAGGCGATGGTGGCTTTGGGAGTACAGGAAAATGAAAGACGACCACTATTGGTGGGTCGAATGCGAGAAGGTGTTACTATAAACAAAACTCGTTACAGGACAGTAAAATGACCAAAAATCAACACGGCAAAGGCATTCCGCGCCCCACAACCAGGCAGTATAACCACGCCGAGGTCTGCGCACACGTCTGCGCCGAGCTTCAAAATGGCAGATCTCTAGAGAATATCTGCACAACAGATCCAGGTATGCCCACTGTCGCCGGGTTCCTAAAGTGGGTGAGGAGTGATCCTAACGGCGTGGGTAAGGATTACGCGCACGCACGCGAAATCGGATATCTGATGTTAGCTGATGAAATCGTTGCACTTTCTGACAAGACGCACGAGTGGGTCACGGTACAAGAACTTAACCCAGACGGCGAGCCGATGTTTGATTCGCAAGGCGAACCCCTGCTTAAACAAATGCTCATGCCGCTCAACAGCGACGTCATCGCGCATACCAGGGTGCAGATAGACACACGCAAATGGATTCTGAGTAAGATGCTCCCGAAGATCTACGGCGACAAGATCACCCAGGAGCACACCGGCGCGGGGGGAGGACCAATCACGCTTACAGCGGTTGATCTCAAGAACCTGAGTGATGACGAGCTGGAGAACATGAGCCGGTTGCTCGCTAAGGTTAGCGGTAACGCATGAGCGCAGCCATTAGCCCAGCGGTGATGCTCGGACTGGTCAAGCGAGAGCAGGGGCGTCGTGACGCTTCAGCGTCGCTGTACGAGTTCGTCAAGCAAAGCTGGCACGTGGTTGAGCCAGGCATACCCTTTGTCGAGAGCTGGCACATCGAGGCGATATGCGAGCACCTGGAAGCGGTAAGCGCGGGGGAGATACACCGGCTGCTAATTAACATCCCGCCCCGGCACAGTAAGTCCACCATTGTCTCGGTGATGTGGCCGGCGTGGGAGTGGCTCACTGACCCAGCGCAGAAGTTCTTGTGTGCTTCGTACTCGGGCAACTTGAGCACCCGTGACAATCTCAAAACCCGGCGGTTGCTGCAATCTCACTGGTATCAGGAGCGGTGGGGGCATATGTTTTCTTTTGCCGGCGATCAGAACGCCAAGCAGCGCTTTGAGAACGACAAGACCGGCTACCGAATTGCGACGTCAGTGGGGGGCACGGCTACGGGTGAGGGTGGCTCACGGTTGATCCTTGACGACCCGCACGGTGCTCAAGCCGCCCAGTCGGAGGTGATGCGGGAGTCCGACCTTGAGTGGTTTGACATGGTCTGGTCTACGCGGCTTAACAACCCCAAGACGGACGCAATGGTCACGGTGATGCAGCGACTGCATGAGCAGGACATCAGCGGGCACATACTCAATGACATAAAGGGCTGGGAGCATATCTGTATCCCCGCCGAGTGGGACGGCAAGGCGCGACGGACAAAGCTGGGTGAGTACGACCCGCGCACAATCAAAAACGAATTGATCTGCCCCGCTCGGTTTGGCACGGATGAAATCACCACGCTCAAGCAACTCCTCGGTGTCTACGGCACGGCAGGCCAGCTGCAGCAAGACCCTGCGCCGAGCGAAGGCGGCATACTCAAGACCAACTTTTTTGAACTGTGGCCGCATGACTCGGGTCTGCCCTCCTTTGAGTACATCCTCCAATCCTACGACTGCGCGTTTACAGAGAAGACCACCGGCGACCCCACCGCCTGCACTGTGTGGGCCGTGTTCACGCACCAAGGCCAGCGCCACGCGATGCTGATTGATGCCTGGGATGAACACCTGAGCTATCCAGACCTGCGCGCACGAGCCGTGAAGGACTGGACAACTGAATACGGAGGCATGACGAAGGACTCGCCGTACTCACGCGCCCGCCGCCCGGATCGCATCCTGGTCGAAGCAAAGGCCAGTGGTCAGTCACTCCTGCAAGATTTACGCTTAGCAAAAGTGCCGGCGGTTGGGTATAATCCAGGCAACGCGGACAAAGTGTCCCGTGCGCACCAGGCAGCTCCCACTTTAGAGCTGGGGTTGCTGTGGGTGCCAGAGTCAAAAAAGAATCCCGGCCAGCCCGTGAGCTGGGCCACAGCGTTCCTGAAACAGCTTGGCAAATTCCCCGTTGCGGAGCACGATGACTATGTTGACACGTTCACGCAAGCGATCATCTATCTTAAAAACGACGGCTGGTTTAACCTGCCCCAAGCACGTGATATTGACGAGCCGCTCATCAAGTCTCAGCCGAGGATAAATCCGTATGCAGCCTAAGAAACCAGTGTGGGATAAGAAGCGACCTAGCGATCTTGGCGAGAGCAAGGCATTGTCGCCCAAAGCTAAGTCTGCAGCCAAAGCCGTAGCAAAGGCAGAAGGTCGCCCCTACCCCAACCTGGTTGACAACATGCGAGCCGCGAGGAAGAAGAAATGACCCAGCGCGTTGACAAGGACAGCTTGCCGCTCAACCAGCCCAGGCGCACCCCGAGCCATCCGACCAAGTCGCACATTGTGAAGACCAAAGTGGACGGCAAGGAGAAGATCCTGCGCTTTGGCGAGCAAGGTGCGAGCACGGCGGGCAAGCCCAAAGCGGGCGAGTCCGAGCGCATGAAGGCCAAGCGAGCGTCGTTTAAGGCAAGGCATGGCAAGAACATTGCCAAAGGCCAGAGCAGCCCCGCGTACTGGGCAAACAAGGTGAAGTGGGCTGATGGCGGCGCGGTTAATACGTATGGCGGCGGCGGGCTAATAGACACAGCTATTCAAAGGGGGGCAGAAGCTCTTGGGTTTGACAACGAGCGTCAAATCGCTATATCGCAAGAAGCGGCAGACCTCACCAATCAGATGGTAGATGCAGGGTTGATCGAGGATCAGTATCGAGTACAGCTACTAATGCCAGAAGACGTTACCAAGCGGACACGCCTGAACACGGGTATCAAGGGCGATGAAGAAGTGTTTAACGCCGTTAACCACGCCCTGTTTGCGTATGACGCAGGACAGAGCACGCTGGGCAAGATAGGTGCTCAGGCTAAAGAGTTGTACCAAGGTCTTAATAAAAAGATGGGCGGGGGCGATCCTCGGTCAGAGTATCTTGATTATTTTAACAACAAGTTTGGGTTCAACTTGGCAGAGCAGGGGCTATCCCGCGAAGAAGCTAAGCGCGCAATTATGAGCAACTTGGGCAATATAGACGAGCAAGGCACCCGAGGAAGACTGGTGAGAGGCGAGGAGATAAAAGGCGGCACGGACCTTTTGACCAATGCTCAAGATGCCAAGTACCCGTGGGAGAATTTTGCCAATGGCGGTGAGGTGTCCCTAGACCAACTGAATGAAAAGTACGCAGACGGAGGGTCAGTAGACCCGAGCATGTTGCGTCGGTTGAAAAACACCTTGGGGTCTGCGGCTAGCGACGTGAACCGCTCGTTCTACGAAAACGTGTCTGGCCCCGCCGTAGGCTCTCTTGTTGACATGACGGTTGGATTGGGCGATCTGGCGCAGATGGGGGCAAAGTACTTAGGTAACCGCATGGGCTACGATGCTGGCGAATTCACGCCGGTGGCTCCGCGTGTCAAGCAGGCGCTGGGTGTTGACAACTACAACCCATACACTGTTGGCGGTGTGGCAGCTAACCTCTTACCGTTTGCCCGAGGCGAGCAGGCGATCAGTGCTGCGGCCACGGGGTTGCCTCGGTTGTTCCCTAATCTGGGGCGTGAGGCCGCTGCCTATGGCGGCTCCGAGGCAGCTGCGGCGGGTGCTCGGGAGTTCATGCCTGACTCGCCGATGGCAGAGTTGGTGGCTTCTGCTGCCGGGGGTGTGGGTGGAAGTACGGGGGTATCACAACCTCCGGTGCTCAACATGGCCGTCAAAAACAAAGGCGGCAATTGGTTGCCAGGTGAAGCGCCAGAAAATGCGTTGGAAGGGTTACTGACTCCTACGATTGTAGGGGATACACCTGCTCAAAGGGCAGTAAAACTTGAAAAATTGCTTAATGATGAGCCGTCTCTGAATGCCTTTGAGACGGATATGCTTAACCGTCATCTTGGAGAGTATAAAGCATCGGCGTCAGTTGATAACTGGATTAGCAACACCCTCGCCAAGTACATGCGCAACGAGATGGCAACGCCAGATGATCCGGTACGTGTGATGGCATCGCAGTGGCCTGCTCAACAAAGTGAAAAACTCGCCGCGCAGCAAGCAAAAATTGATGCGTTGGTAGCAAAGGTTGAAAATTACCGCACTGGTCCTTTGCCAGAGGGGGTTCGTGACCCAGCGGCATGGCGAGCAACGCGGGTAGGGACAACCCAGCTGGAGCTGAACGATGCAAGAAAGGCTTTGGACAGTTTGGGATATAGGGAGCCTTTACACTACACCCCCTCGCAATATGAAATGAATAAAGATCCTTACCGCAGGCAACGAATTGCCAGGCGAAATGCAGGGTTCCCAGAGGAGGGCGTAGCGCCTATGGGGTCAGCGGAAAGATGGTGGGAGAACGCAGCAGATTATAATATAAATGCGCGCACGGCTGCAGAAATTCTGGACCACGAAGCGCCATTGGGCACTGAATTGCCAAATTGGATGTTCAAAATACCGCCAGAAACTTCCGTTTATAGTATGCATGACAGGGATTTTACACCCGACAATCTTGCGTTCGATCATCTCGTTGACGAGCTGCGCAATTCAACAAACATAGAAACCGACTTGCCACCGGCCCTGCGGCTGGATCCAACCAAGCTGGACAAGATCACCGTGCCACAAATGGTTGAGCATGTTGCCAACATCAACGCATATCGTGCCGAGCAAGCAGCCGCAGCTAATTTTGCTAAGTCTACCAACGCTGCCGTTCAAGTTGTGAAAGACTACCCAGACACAAATTTGGGATGGCGGCAGATACGGATGCCAGAAGGGGAGACTGACACAACCGCATTGCAAGAAGCCCTGAAATACGAAGGCGACGCAATGGGGCATTCTGTTGGCGGCTATGCCCGAAAAGGCGGCTATGGGCACGGAGGGCTTGACGCTATCTTGGATGGCAGGGCGCAGGTGTTCTCCCTACGCGATGCAAAGGGCCAGCCGCATGTGACTATTGAGATTGGGAAAGCAAATCAAACGTACAATGATCTTTTGCAGCATCTGGGTGGCGATGAAGACCTTGTTGAAACATTTATGATTAGGGGGCATCAGGCAAGGAACGCGGCTGGGGATTCTGACACAAAATCCCCCCTGGGACACGCACTAGAATTAGCCGGCGTTCCCGAAAGATATCAAATCACCCAGGTCAAAGGCAAAGGCAACGGTATGCCTGCTGACAAATACCTACCTGCAATTCAAGACTTTGTACGGTCTGGGAATTATGAAGTGACGAGGGATTTGCAGAACACGGGTTTAGTAAAGATTGAAACTGACAGCGATTTGGCTAAAAGCCTTAGACAAAAAGGAATTGCTGTTCCTACTTACGTAACGCAAGAAGAACTTACTGACCTATCAAAACAAGCACAAGTTGGTTTATACGGCTTTGCCGCCGGCGGTCCAGTCAACCTAGAACAACTAGCCGCACGTTACGCAGACGGCGGGGACGTGGAGGAAGATAATTGGCTTGAGAAAGTGATGTCACTGGACACGCCGGAGATGACGCTTGGCGAGACAGCGGCTGACATTGCTGCGGGGTTTGCGCCAGGGGTTGGCTCCGCTATGAGTCTGCGAGACTTTGAGCGCGCCAGGCGAGATAACGATTACTTGGGCATGGCTTTGTCTGGCATTGGCGTGATCCCAGTTGTGGGTGGCGTGGCTAGGGGTGTTAACAAAGCACGCAAGGCAGGTCTAGACGAGTTGTACCAGGCTTACACGGCGGCTGACCGCGCAAATGCGGGACGCAGAGCGGCTGAGCTAATTAGTTCGCAAGAGCCGGTCAAAGCATCAGAGGCTTTGGGACAACTGATGGAGCGTGGGTTCAGGAACACCACGACCACGCAAGCTGACCGCACCCGCGTGGGCGGTGGCAACATTGGTGGCGCACCTTTCTCAGCCATCAGCGAAGTAGATCCAGGCTATGCCGGCAAGGTCTGGGGGGTGATGGACGAAGGTACGGCAAGTCGCCTGACTAACTTGACCACGCCGGAGACAGCATGGACAACAATGCTCGGCTCTTCAACCCAGCTTAAAACCAACCCAATTGTGTTTGACAAGCTCAAGCGCGCCTTCGTGGACTCCATGAAGAAAGGCAACTTGTCTGACGAGCTAGCCGCAAAGATTAACCACAACCTTGCGCTGGATTTTGGAGAAGGCGTTGACATCCGCGACCCAAAAATTTGGCAACTAGCCGATACGTTTGATAAGCGTGCGGCATTAGCTAATGCCATGATGGGTCAAGGGATTGCTCCCAAAAAAGGTGGCGTTGCACTTGGCGGGGAGTTGCGCGGCGGTGCTATCTTCAATCCAAGTCAAATCTTGATCAGGGAGACCGAGCGTGCCTTGCTGCATCCTAAGCATGGCGGCAACGTGCCAACTTTTGCTGCCGGTCCCCGTGCGTTTAGCTTGGACAAGGCGACCGAGTACCGCCCAGACTTACACCCTGGCTTCCCAACATTGATACAGGGACGAGACTTGGGCGTTAATATGATTCCCACGCCGACAGAAGTATACCTTCCTGACTGGCACCGTGCTTTCAAAACCGCCAATCCAGACCGTAAGGCTCCGGGCTACTACGATCTTGCGCTTGGCGTAAAAGATCAAGGCTTGCCAAGCCAAGCATTGAACGACGAGTACATCCGTCACTTGATCCGCGAAGGGTTTGCAGAAGGTGGTGAGGTGTCTCTGGACGAACTCAATGACAAGTACCTACCGCCTATGAGTAACGCAGAGCTACTCGCCCAAATAGACCGCAGCATGGCCAACTCCCCTGCTCCTGCCTACGGCACGGCCAGCAGCGATCCGAGGAACTCTGTGCAGACGGACAGCCGCAACATGCTCGAACGCTTTACGTCCCTTAACACGCCACAGGACATGAGCCTCGGAGAGACCCTAACGGACATCGGCATGGGCTTTGCTCCTGTTGTCGGAACCGCACAGGGTCTGCGTGACTTTGAAAGAGCGCGTCGAGACGATGACACTCTTGGTATGGTGCTCGGTGCAGCAAGCGCAGTACCTATAGTGGGTGGTGCTGTAAAGGCCGCAAGGACTGTGGGTAAGGCGGCAAAGGCTGGCATTGATCTATCTCAAATAAGAGTGCGACCGCCATCAGACAATATAACTAATGTGCGTGATGCAAACTTCCAATACCCTAAAACAATAGGCAATCAAACTCTAGATATAAACAGCATCACTGGTGGTGTTCGTATTGACCAACAAGAACAAACCCGTATTAATCGGTTAGCAAATCAAATTTCTAGTCCTGAAGGATATATTAGTAGAATTATTGTAGACCAGAATAATAATGTCATTGAAGGTCAGCATCGGTTAGAAGCATTGCGTCAACTTGGAGCAAAAGAAGTTCCTGTCTATAAAATAGAAGAATTGGCTGACACCATGCCTGTAGGTAAAATGGAAGAAGCAATAAATAACGCTGGCAAAATACATCCAGACCATGTGAATCAAATAATGCAATATGCATTAGAAAACATTGCAAAAGACGGCGTGGGGAACGCAAGAGACTATGATTTTGGTAATTTTCAAAAATATTATGATGCTGCATTAGATGCAATCGAAGACGGTGCGACAGCGGGTAAGGCGCCAAAAGCCGCCGACGACCTTGCTGCGTTAACGGCTCAGGCTCCGCTTGATATGTCCCAAGCATCTAGGATGCAGAGGGCGGCAGAACAGGGGTTTAATACCAACCGACCTTTGTATCATGTAACAAATGCTTCCTTTGATGCTTTTGAAATTCCTGAAAACAGATTTCGAAAATATGGCAAAGGCGTGTACACCTCGCCAAATTTAAATTATGTGGATAGGTATATTAGAGAAAACAGAGACATAGAGTCAGGATACAAGGAAGGCGCAAACGTCATGCCTTTATACGCAAGAGGCAATCTTGCCAGCGAAAAAGATTGGGAGGCTGCGCGTCAGGAGATGATGTCTGAGGGGGCAGCACCACCTGGGCATAATCGTCAGCAAGAAGAAATCCAAAGACGATTAAAAGGAAAAGGATTTGATGGGCTGAACATGTTTGGTAATGAAATTATTATCTTTGACCCATCAAACATTCGATCAGTCAATGCAGCCTTTGACCCAGCCAAGCGCGGCTCTGGAAACTTAGGCTACGCCAAAGGCGGCGCGGTCAGAGCCTACGACCCGCTACAAATAGAAAACATTATGAGCAGCATAAACGCCCCGCGCAATTACGCCTCGGGTGGTAGTGTATTGGCGTACAACCCAGGTCGCGTAGACGCGATACTTAATCAATTCAGAGGGGCGGTGTGATGGCTAACGAAAGACCAGAAGAAGGCGAGACAATCCAACTTGAAGACGTTGATAACGAGGTCGAGGACACCGAGGACGGTGGCGCGATTATTCGTGAGAGGAACGCAGAAGACCACGCCGCCAAGCTCGCGCACTTTGCCAACATCGTTGAAGAAGTTGACGATGACATGCTCAAGACCGCTATTACCGACCTGCTGGAAAAGATTGGCAACGACAAAGAGGCGCGGGAGAAGCGCGACAAGCAGTACGAAGAGGGCTTACGCCGCACCGGACTGGGTGACGATGCCCCCGGCGGTGCCCAGTTCACGGGCGCTAACAAGGTCGTACACCCGATGTTGGTTGAGGCGTGCGTAGACTTCTCTGCCCGGTTTATGAAGGAGGTCTTCCCGCCCAATGGCCCGATAAAAAGCAAGGTGCTGGGCGAGCGAGACAAAGCTAAGCTGCAAAAGGCCGAGCGCAAAGCGGAGTTTATGAACTGGCAGACCACGGAGCAGATGGTCGAGTTCAGGGGCGAGCTAGAGCAGCTGAGCACCCAGCTCCCGCTGGGCGGTGGCCAGTACATGAAGTTCATGTGGAACGGGCTGCACCGCCGTCCGTGCTCAGAGTTTATTGCGATTGATGATGTGTACCTGCCGTATGCAGCGACCAACTTCTACACCGCCGAGCGCAAGACGCACGTGCAGTACGTGACCAAGTTTGAGTACCAACGCCGGGTCAAGTCGGGCATGTACCGTGACGTAGATTTGGGAGCGCCGGACGACCCCGAGTACAGCAAGGCGTCACAAGCTAACGACAAGATTGAAGGGCGCAAAGACCTTAGCTACAACGAGGACGGACTGCGCACTATTTTTGAAGTGTACACGTACCTCGACTTTGGCGATGGCCCCGAGCCGTACATCCTGAGCATTGACAAGTCTACCGAGATGGCCCTGGGGTTGTACCGCAACTGGGAGCAAGACGACGAGCGCCAGCTGGAACTAGACTGGATTGTGGAGTTCCCGTTTGTACCGTGGCGAGGCGCGTATCCCATAGGACTCACGCACATGATTGGCGGGCTGAGCGGAGCGGCCACGGGCGCACTGCGCGCCCTGCTGGACTCAGCACACATTCAGAACGTACCCACGCTGCTCAAGCTCAAGGGTGGCCCTGGTGGGCAGACCCTGAACGTACAGCCGACCGAAGTGAGCGAGCTGGAGGGTGGCGCGTTGATAGACGACGTGCGCAAACTGGCGATGCCCATGCCGTTCAACCCGCCCAGCCCTACGCTGTTTCAACTCCTGGGCTTCTTGGTAGACGCAGGCAAGGGCGTGGTGCAAACCTCGTTTGAAAAGCTGTCTGACCAGAACTCCAACCAGCCGGTGGGCACAACTATGGCCCTGATTGAGCAGGGTATGGTGGTGTTTAGCTCAATTCACAGCCGGCTGCACAACTCGATGGCGCGGTGCTTCAAGATTTTGCACCGCATCAACAGCGCGTACTTGACCGTTGAAGACATCGAGGCACAAGCCGCCGGCATTGAGATTGATCCGTCCGACTTTGACGGCCCAATGGACGTGATTCCGGTCAGCGACCCCGCAATCTTCAGCGAGACGCAGCGTTTTGCACAAACCCAAGCCATAATGCAGCGCGCCCAGGTGATGCCGCAGATGTACGACGCTCGTAAAGTGGAGGAGATGTTCCTGCGCAATATGAAAGTCCCTGCGAACGACGTTCTGCAGCCGCTACCCGGCAGCGAAGACATGGACCCCGTTAGCGAGAACGTGGCAGCGGCTATGGGACGCCCGGTTTACGTGCTTCCGTCGCAAGACCACATAGCGCATATAATGACGCACGTTTCGTTCCTTAAGTCGCCGCTGTTTGGGTCTAATCCGTCAATAG